GTAATATTAGTCGTAAATTCTGTAGTATCTACTTCTCCTCCTAAATCAAAGATCTTATCTGATTGTATTTTTGTAATATTGTCTAACCAAGATCTAAATTCTGGTGAGTTAGGGGAATATTCTCTAAGGCTTTTTTGTATAACATTACCTTTAGAATCTACACTATCAACTTTATGTTCATAGTAATCATTCTGTAGAACACTATTAAGCTGAGAACTGTATAAAGAAGAAATACCTGTTCTATATGCTCTATCAGCAAAGATACTGCCACCTACAAGCTGCCTTGCTGCATTATCTCCATCTTTTTTTCTTACTTTATTAACAGTAGATGTAAGATCACCATCAGCCAAAACTTGATCTACAGCTATCTTTAATCCTTTTTCTTTTTCTTGATCTACAGCTTGTTCTAATTTAGTTCCAATAAACTTTTGAAGATTAGGATTTACAGCAGCTAGGGTTTCAGCTAAAGACTCAATACCAGTTTTAGGTTGTACCCTCACAGGCTGTACAAAAGTATCTACAGGGCTTGCAGAGGATTGAAAAGCTGTACTTTGAAAACTGTTAGTCATTGTTTTTGTTAATAAACATTCCTAAAATAAGGATCATTTACAGTTCCTATGAAAGGATCGTCTGTTGAACCGACCTTACCAAGACCACCTGTAAGAGAAGCATACGAGTTAAGACCTGATACGGCAGTATTTAGAAGAACTGATCCAAGAGAAGGAACTTGGTTGTAAGCCTGGTTAATATTACTTTGTAGTTGATTACGTCTGCTATCTCTTTCAGCTATAAGACCTTCTATATTTCTACTATATTGTCTGTTTGCTGATTCTATAGCTTGATTAATAGATTCTCTTTGATTTAATACTTGTCTTTCTTGGTCACGAGCTAATAAGTTAAGTGATAGACCTGCTCTTTCACTAGCTCTCAAAGCTCCTCTTGCTTGTAATCCCTGTATTGTTTTTGCTAATTTTTCCTGTGCTGAAGATGCTCGTTGTTCTGATATACGTTGTCCAAAAGCTTCTGCCTGTCTTGAAAGAGATTTATCTGCTGATTCACTTGCTTTTAAAGAACTCTGATATTGTTGTCTTGCTGCTGACTGTGCTGCAGATCTTTGTGCAAGACCAGAAGCTAAGTTAAGACCTAAACTTGTTGCAAATAATCCACCACTACCACCACCTAAAGCACCTAATACTGGTAATGCTGCAACACACATCTATGCGATCCTCAGAAATTCGTAGAATGGTTTACGTTCAATACCATAATGTTCATGATATTTAATAAAAGTAAAACCAAGAGCTTTTAACCATTTTATAGCAGAATGATTCTCTGCATATACAAAATTATATAGGATTTTATATTTTTTCAACAGGTTATCGACCCATTTTCGACCTTTTCTTATTAGTTGTATTTTATATTTTTTATTTTCAAATAGTCTATCAGTAGCAACCATCCATATAACACCCCCTTCTACTACTCCACAAAGACCTATAGGATGGTCGTTATCATCAGCTATAGCCATATTTACATTGCTGCAAATATAAGTGAATTGAACAGCTTGTAGGGGTTCCTGTCCTGTTTGATAGAAAGCTTCTCTTTTATCTATCTCTCTTAGATTATTAGCTACATATCTAAGATCTTTAATATTTGCTTTTCTTAAATAACCCATTACATCCTACTACTTCTCATATGAAACATAGCTTCATATTCAGCACTTGTTACAGTGCTTGGTAGAAACGTGTCGTTTTTAATATCTATATTAACTCTATCAGCTCTACTAAGAATTGGCACTCTAAATGTACCTGTTTCTAAAACAATATCACCAATGGCACTAGAAGTTGCACCAAGAAAACGACCAGTAAATTTATGTGTTGATGTTGTATTATTTTCAGGTGTCACTTCTATTTTAAAAAATCCACTGTCTTCAAACTTTAAATAGAAATGTTTTAGTTGAAGACGACCACTTATGATCTCACTAGCATTTTGTCCTCCAGAAGATTGTGTTAATCTTTGTGTTGAGAACCTATAGTGCATTTCGTAAGATTCACCAATAATAAATTTACTATTCCTATAGTCACCATTAGCTTCAATTGTGCTTGTTGTGTTATTAGTAAGGTTTGTTGTTGTAATAATTTGTCCTGGTTGTAATGTTTGTTGAGCATCTGCTGTATCAATATATGTACTGGTTTCACCTGAAGCTAAATATCTACCTATAACTTTCATTGTTCCATTTAATTTATATGGAACAGTAAATGTAGACGTATCAGTATCAGCGTCATAAGATACTGAAACACCTGTTGTTGTATCAGAAACTTTATGGTCTAAATGATATTCAAATAATGAATTTGGTTCTCTATAATCAGTAGCAAAAGGTAATTTTTCTAGGGTTACTCTTGCAACACTTTCACTTATATCATCACAGGTAATTAATAAATCTGTTCCAAGAAACTCTACATCTTTAATAGCTTTTTTTGGATTAAATGTATAGGTAAACCAAGAATTTAATATTTTTTCTGACCTTGATCCATATAACCAACGATTAATATATAAAACATTTGGATTAGTAAGACTAACTAAAGCCAATATATCTTGATTGGTAGAAACAGCAATTTTAAATACATCATTTGGGATAAGTCTTGGAACATGAATTGTTATATTTGAAGCATCTTTTATGTCAACTCCTGGCTGAAATATATATTCTCTTACACTAGAAAAATTACCTTTCTCTGTTAAATAATAAACAGAAGCTCCAGAACCTACAGGTGTAGCAGAATCACTTGATTCAAATTCTGTTGAAACTATTATATTAGCAGAAGCAGGTGTTAAAGAATCAGATGATGACGTTAAAGTAAATTGTGTTTGATCAGAAAATAATATTAATTTTTCTCCCATAGTTATTGCATTTTTTAAAATAGCAACCTTAGTATGAGATGCAGCTACATCAATAGGATCACTATCAAGAACTGATAATACTGTTTCAGGGAAGAAATCAAAAAATGCTGATACTCTTGAAAGTATTACATTATCAGAAGATAAAAAACCAAGTCTATTTCTAAAAAAGAATACGTTATTAATAGTTGACCCTACAAATGAAGAATCAGGTGCAAGATCTAAATCACCTACAGTTCTTTCTCCCCATTTAGGTAATGTAAAACCTAAACCAACTGTGCAAGCTACATTAGTATGATTACCTTCATTAGATGCGGATTCATAAGTAAATGTATTAGCATCTACAACTGTTATGATAAATTGTCCATTTGTTAAATTATTACTTTCTACATTAATTAATTCACCAGTAACAAACCCATGATTATTTTTAGTAATAGTTACTGTATTATTAGATGAACTAACACTACAATTACCAGTGGTTGTTTGAATATTGGATTGAGAGCTTGTAACAGTAAATGTATTAGTATCAGGTATTGAGGTGACAGTAAAAGTTCCATCAACACTAGTTCCAGACGTAAAATCAATAGTTATTGATTCACCAATAGAAAACCCATGATTGTTAAGTGTAACAGTTATACCAACAGTGTTTGCTTGAGCATATGTACCAGTTTCTGTAATGCTTGAAGCTGTAGAGGTAAAGGTAGCTGAACTTTGTGTTGATGTTCCATAGGTTCCACCATTAACCTTTACGAATCTAAAATGACCATCCGCTTGTCTTAGTAAAACATGTGGCATTGTGGAATATGAAAATCTCTTATTAATACCAACTTTGACTGTTTCTTCCCATGTACCTTTATCTATTGTGCCATCTGCGGTCGTGTTAGAGGTAGTAAATTTTACAAAGTAATTATCAAAATCAGATGATCGATCTCCTTTTATCTCTACAACATATCCATTAGGGGCAGTGATTGGTAAATCAGTAAATCTTTGTATGCTTTGTTTTACTAATGTTGTTTGTGTATTACCTTTTGAATCAGTTAATTTAATATTAAAATCAGAGTTATCATTTTTAAATATATTTATAACAGGACCATTAAATGTTGCAGTAAAAGTATTGCCAGAAACTCCTGATGCTAATGCAGTTCCTTCTTCGTCTGTTTGAGGAGCTGATGTAGTTCCAAATAAACCATTCCTAAGTTGTTCAGCACACGTTGAAGTATTTACTCTGTCACTGACATCTACAGTGTCATATATGACCTTACGACCATCGACCTCAAGCGTGTATTTTGATTCTGCTGAACATTGTTTTATAAATACAATTGCTTGATTTGTAATAGTGATATCTTGAGATCCATCGTTATAAATAGGACCAGTTGTTAATTGATTACTATTCATTTTTACTATTTTATTTGTATTAACAACAAAAGTGAAGTCAGCTATAGTAACAGTTTTTAGCTGATCTCTTGGATTAGCTACATTTAAATAACCAACTCCATCAGGTTTATGTACTGTTAACTCTGTACCATCTAATTCAAATACTCTTACATTATCAGAAGTAAATATTGCAATATATCTTTCGTTAATATCTCTATTGATAAATTTTACATGGGCATTACCAATAGGAGTTCCACTGGTTATAAGATTTGATACGAATTGCGTACCAGATCGTTTTGTAAGTCCTAACACAGGATCACTATTGGCATTATCCTGTATGTCAGCATGGTCAGCTTGTTTCGTTGAATCAGAAGATTGTGAAACCCCTCTCAATAAAGTAGGAATTGCTCTTGATATTAGTGGCATGATTACCTAATTAATACATTAGCTGGGGAATAAGTACTAATTACACTTGTAGTACTAGGGTCACCTCTTAACAAGTTATGGTCAGCATTACTTAAATCAGTCTCCATAAGTACTGCTCTTGCTCTAATCTCATCTTGTTGAGTGTAAGTTCGTAATGCCTGATCTCCTACAAGTCTATCAACAAAAACACGAGCAGCTCTAATTGTGATATATCTCCTCGCAGGTTCTGGTATCTCATCATAAGGTCTAAAATAAATTACAGTACAAATAAGGTCTTCATCAAATTCATACGTATTATTTAATCTGTCATATAATTTTGATCCACGTTGTATTGCATCAACACTTGGATGATGGTGTTCACTAGGATCAATTCTTAAGGTATCAGTTGATAAAGTAATGTGTTTAGTAGAACTATCTCTTGTAAGAGTTACAGTAAGTTCAGTATTAAAAGACCAACCTTCTGATTGAACAAGCTTATTAACTTCAGTAAGAGTTGATTGTGCAAGACGAGCATCAACAGGAAGTGTTCCTGATAAAGTATTGATAGGTGATTCTCCTATCGAAGCAAGAATAATATTAACACTTTCAAGTTCAGTAGTTGCAGCGATAGACATTACTTACCTCCTGATTGAATAAGTTTATTTCTAAGTTTAGATGTTTCTTTTATAAACCTAGCCCTTTCAGCTAATGAAGTTTTACCAGTTTCTTTTTGTTTTTTATTATAAGCATCAAGATAAGCTTGACCTTCTAAACCAAGAATACCTTTTTTCTTTTTGTTTTTACCAAACATATTTAATAGCCTTTCTTTTTAATCTTAAGTGAGTCTCTCCCACCTTTCTTCTTTTTCTTTTTTGAATAATACATGGTAATAAAAAAAAGGTATCTAATAATAAGATACCCTATAAATTGAAATTAAGAAGCA